TCATTAAGAGTACCTTCAAAGTCAAAGTCTTCGTGTTCACCATCAGCATTTTGTTCATCTACTATTTCCCATTCTTCAGGAATATCTTCACCAAACTCTTCTATAAATTGCTCTAATTCTGTTTTATCTGATAATCTATATGGTTCTTCTTTACAATTACACTTACTTAAATTAGTTGCTACATCGTGACTTTCACAAGCCATATACACAGTACGTCCTTCGTATTCGTGTTCGTGATAACCTTCACAACCAATAATTCTTGCTTCTGCTAATGCTTCTTCTATTGTTTCAAAAACAGGATTACCATCTATATTTGCTACTGCTGCTAAGTCTTCTCTTATTTCTACATCTTCTTCTAAAGGTTCTAATCCTAATTCTTCTCTAATTTCGTCTTGTGTCATTACAGCCATCAAGTCTTGATTAGTAAATCTTGTAGTAATAGGTTTTAATTGTACAAAGTTAACAGGCATATCCATATTATTAACTTGAAATATCTTTCTAAGGACTTTAACTATATGGTCTTGAAACGGTTTAATTACTGTATTGAGATAAAAATTTGCGGCGGTATTCAATTCATCTGCGTTATTACCAAGTCCTGTATCAGACTTAATTCCCATTAGCATAGGACTTGTTACCCTATGTCCTGTAAGAATATTTTGGACGAGTAATTCTTGCAACGCCAAATACTGTTTATCGGCGTCAGAAACGCTTATAGGAGTTATTTCAGGTGTTCTATTTCTATCGTCTGAAAATGTGAGTACGAATTTACCGCTATTGGAAGCCCCCGTGAATTTATCTGCTAAACTTTGCTCTATCTGGAATCTTTCTTCTTGTGTTGGTACACCATTTGCAAAGGAGATGAAATAACTACCTGCAAAACCGTTAGATATATTATTTAGATGAAACTCAGCTACTCTTTGGTCTACTAACGCCCAATTATTTGCTGCTATATAATCTGGAGTATGATATACGTTCATATTAGGAGAATATAAACCTGAATATAAAATCTGATTCGCTGATGTTCTATCATTTGTGTTAAAAGCAGGTACTCTATAAGGTTTATGGATTCTTGTGTTTGACCAATCACTAGAAATATAATATGCATCTACTTTACCAAATTCATTAGGTCTTTCTGCTCTAACTTTTTCCACTCCAACGTGATAAATTTCGGCAATTTGAGTCCTATCCTTTGACCATACGATGTTAAGTGCGAATGCTCCCTGTAATTTAAAGTCAAATGCTACTTTTTTTAATACTTCGTGTAGGCTTTCACTACCATTAGCCCTATCCATAAAGTTTTGTAGTTTAATTCTTGCTTCTAAGTCTCTATCTTCTTCATCTTCTATTATAAGATTTTCACCTGCAATCATTTCTGCTGTAGCGTTGATTATAGCCGCTTGAGTAGACGAGTTGTAGTATAGGTCTATAATAAACTGTGGATAGAGATTTTTCCAATTCTCAGTTCCATATTCTATATAGTCTTTTCCACGTACTTCTTGTACAGTAGGAGCAGTTTCAGTTGCTAAGTTTATATTAAGTATATTTTCCATAAATTATTGTTTAAGGTACTACTGTTTCTATATCTGCAGCGTCCATATTAGTCATTGTACCATCATTACTGTTAGTGCTTTGGTCTACTATTGTTGGGAATGCAGCAGTACCATTAGGGTCGCCCATACGCCACCAACCTACAAGATTAGACATACCTGTTAAGTCCGTAGGTGTACCGCTATTATATAAAGATTGTACATCACTTAAAACAAATTTTGTATCCCATATAGATACTTCGTCTATATTTCCACTCCATATTTTTCTTATAACTTCATCTTTTCCTATTAAAAAAGAAGCACTACCATTATCCATAGCAGTATAATTATTAGAAGACCCGCTTGTAGAA